CGAGTCCTACATCGAGGGTGATGCCACACCAACGGCAACCTCAGTGAGCAGCGGCGTTGTAACTAGCCTGCCCATGCTGGGTAACACCACCACAACATCAGGTGGTGTGGCTGGTAGCTTGGCCGGAACGATTGCCTCTGACGGGGCGATGACAATCACGGCGGGCGGAGCTGGCACCACGGCAACGGGTCAGGTTGTTCTGAGCATCGAGGTGGAGTGATGCGCTGGCTGCTGCTGATGTTTCTATCTGCGCCAGCGGCAGCCGCACCAATCGTTCCTCAGTTCACCCAAGGGACGATGACCAGCCATACAGAAACGACGAGCAAGGTCACTGAGACGATCGTCAGCGAGAACTATTCGACTGGTTTTGAATACAGTGCCAGCGGAGTAAACATCGCTCCGGACGGCGCAATCAACCCCGTCTCTAATACAACGGTCAACGGATGGACCTCATTAGGAGAGCGGCCCAACTGGTCAATCGTCAAACCTGGCGAGGCGTTTCAGTTCGTCGAAAGCCTGAAAGGACCGGGCCTCAGCAACGTCACAACGATCCAAAGAACAACAGAGATTACAAGCGTTACGGACACGGTCTCCTCCTTCTCGGAGTGATCGCTGCGGTCCCAGTCAACGCACAAGATGTTGGCGGGATCTCAGCAACTGCATCACCAACCGCAACCAGCAGCGGATCGGTGAGCAATCAAGCGGTACAGATTCTTCAGGGCAGCGCGATCACAAACACCTACGGAGGAAACATTCAATGTCAGGGGCCAACCCTGACGGTCACGCCATATCTGAATCGAACCAAATCGTGGGGCCTCCCATACGAATACAGCTACCCGGATCCGGTCTATGACCTGTCCGATCTCGATGACGACGGTCGTTTAGACAATCCCGGTGACGTTCTGTTTTTCAAGGACACGCGAACGGGGCAGAAAGACAACCACAACTGGAACTTGGGCCTCTCCATCCAGGCCACCATCCCGCTCGATCAGGGCCTGCAGGATCGCTGCAAGCAGGCAGTTGATACGCAGCTTGCCCTGCAACAGCAGCACCTAGCGAACAAGCGACTTGACTTTGAGATCAGCCGTTTGAAGCACTGCGGTGAGCTGATGATGAAGGGGATTCGTTTTGCCAAAGGCAGTCCATACGAAAAAGTTTGCCGCGACGTTCGCGTCCATAAACCAGTCCCGCACACCCACTCTATTTCCGTAACGACCTCTGGAACTTCCGCCGCTCCCTGACGCTTTCTGGTTTCGATTTTTTGCCGATTGCCTGTTGAAGTTTTTTCGCCAACTTCTTCATCGTCGGCCGGATCGCCTTGAGCAGCAGCGGAGTGGCGAGGGCTGCTGAGACGGCAATGGCTGATGTGCCTGCAGTGTTGACCGCTTGCGGGATCGTCGGGATCGCCTCAACAATGCGTTGAGTCAGTGGTTTCGGCTCGACAGGTGGTTGTTCTTTTGGCTCTGGTTTTGTTGCTGCTGGTGGTTCTTTTTTGGGGAGCTTGACCGGCGGTGGTTTTGCAGCTGGAGGATCAGCTGGACGGGGTCGCGCTGGCTTGATGGGCTGAGGCTCAACCTCAGGCTCCATGTCCATCGGGTTGAAATGCGGCAGCTCGATGACGGGAACGCCCACATCCAACGTGATCGGCGGCGCCTGGGGGATCGCCACCTGAGGGAGATCGACAGACGAGTTAATCTCGGGCACGACGATCTCGCGGATCTCCATGAAATCAGAGCGGTTTGTGGCCGGTCAGCTGTGGATCGAAGCTACAGAGCACAGAGAAGGCCCGCCGCTCGTTTATGTCTGCAGGTCCGGCAAGTCCTCGATGCTGTTCACCGATCCGCAGGCGCTGTTGAAGTTTGTGCGATGGCCTAAATCCACGCCAACAGGGCAGGCGTTGCGCGAGTGGCTTGATCACTGGGATGCTCCAGAGGTAGAGCCACAGGCGGAAACTAAAATGGTGACGTGATCGCAGGGCCAGTCTCTGTCGGGAGCTGAGGCATCTCAGGCATTTCCGGAACAGGCACCTGTTTGAGGATCGATTCCGTCAGCTCCAGCTTCAGTTCGCTGGCGTAGTTTTTGACCATTGATGGAACGCGCGTGTAAGCCATCACGCCGATCACAGCGAGGGTCGTTGAGATCGTGAAGCCGAGAACGCCCAGCAGGTTGTAGATCTTTTGCATGGGTAAAAAAAAGCCCCGCTGGTGAGGCGGGGACCCTTCCTGTGCTTTTTAAGCGTAGCGTCAGAAGCTGAACTTAGCTCCGGTTTTAAAGCCGAGGCCAACCTCATCGCCGGTGCTGAAGGAGACCTCACCGTAAAGAGGACCGCCGCTGATACCAGCTTTGCCGGTCAGCTCAAGTTCTTTGTCGCCGGCGTCAGGGAACACCACGGCAGGACCGGCCTGCACGTAGGCACCATTGTCGAAGTCATAACCAATGTGGCCCTCAAGGATTCCGGAGCCCACACCAGAGTCGAGGCCGACACCAACGTTCAACTCAGGATTGACGTACCAATCTGCGCGGGCAGAGAGGGGAGCCAAGGCAAGTGCGCCAGCGGCTACACCAAAAACAAGACGCTTGATCATTAGAAGAATTAGCGTTTTCCCTGGCCACGGTACTTCTTTCGCCCTTTTTTTGGGCGTGAGTGTTGACCATTTCCCTGTGTGGTCCGTTTTGGTTTACCGACAACGAATGTTTGGCCGTTAAGCGACTTCGCCATCAGATGCCGTCAGTTGAATTCAAGTTCTGATACTTAAGTGCCAACCCGGTGAACAAACCATGCTGCGGATGGCTGATCTGGTCGCGGCCATCCAAGAAGTACAACTCTTCCAGCCACAGCGTTCTAGCCGCCATAGCCTGGACGTCTTCCGCACCAGGCTTAGCGGCGATCATTGGATCTGGGCGCTTCATCACTCAGCCCAAGGGAGTCCAGAACCTTTCGTAGGTGAAGCCATTTCCTGCACGATTGCAGTCAGCTGTGACTCAATGGAGGTGACTTGATCAGCACCCATCTTGGCTTTGACAGCGTTGATAGCCCATTCAGCGGTCAAATCGCTGTAAGGAGTCAGATCCGCAGGATCTTCGGGCTGGTCAAGCTCAATGCGGAAAGGAATACCTTTCGTGTAAGTGCCATCAGTACCAACCAAGGTAAAGCGAACCTCAGTCACCGCACCAGTAGCCAGGATGCGATCCAGACGATCAATCTGGTAAGTGAGCGTGACGGTTGGAGAAGCCATTGATTAAAACGCTATGAAACAAGTGTAGCCCTTGAAGTCAAGAAGGCTTTGTAGGCCAAGTGGGGTTTGCCGGATCAGTTGTATTGGCAGGTAGATCTCGAAGCGCCTGACGATATGTCCGCATTTCGTCGGTCAAAGTTGCGTCTGACAGGGCTAGATAATCTGTTTCTGCCAAACGTTTGTTCCTTTCAAAACGCAACCTAGATTCAGCAGCCTCTCGTTCGACATCAGGCGTTGCTGCATCGACAAGAGTCATGTCAATGACAACCGGATTGCCTTCTGCATCAAATGCACCCGCTCCATCGTCATAGGTAACGACGTTTGGATATGCGCGGAAAACTGCGTTGTGATTAACAGTGCTCATGCGTCCACCTCAATCAAAGTGATACTAGAAGAGTGTCTTGCCATGTCACCTGTATTTTGGTCAAGATCACTTCTATTTACGGTAATCTTGTTGCTTATAGTCTTGCACCGAATACTGTAAGTAAGGCTGCTCGTACTAGACGGACTGTCAAGGAAAACAGCGGTGGATTGATTCGTTTCATTTTCAGGGCTGCCACCTGAATACAAACCAGCGAAAGAATTTCGAGTCCGGTTGCTAGCAGCGTCTCCGATATAAATTGGAGTGGTTCCACGCATTATCTGGACAAAACCGCCCTGTGAGTTTTGTGTCCAGCAAGCGAGATCGCAGATTACAAGAATTTTGCTTGCAGTGGTACGGGGAGTGATGGTTGCTGATAGGCCGCTAATCGTCACAAAACTGGTAGACGTAGTTGTAAAAGTATCTAATTTGGTGTCCGACACGACACGGTGCAAAAAGCCCGGATAGTCTTGCTGACCTTCAGGAAAATTGATGCCCATGATTAGCTCACCTCCGTAAGGTTGAATTTGTACTTTTTGCCGTTACGGCGGTTGATGAGGAATAAATCGTCCTCGCCTTCTTGGATAGTGTAGTTGCCCCACGTTCCATCAACATCGTTGGTGCTGCCCTCATTGCTGAGATTAAGGTCGTTGGTGTAGACGTTGCGCCAGCGATAGGAACTAGAGCCTA